GGCCTTGCCGTGTCTGTTTATAAAAGCAAAAAAAAAAAAAACAAAAAAAAAGCTAAAGATAAGGCTTCGGGTATTATAAAAATATGGTAACCGATGTGCCCAAAAAGGATATACATGTTATTAAACCATCGGATCTATTTACAGAAGAAGTAGATGATGTTGTAGAGTTATCCGTACAATTCTGAAAAAATCATAAGAAAAGAGGTGAATTAATATATCAACACTGAGAGAAGAAGTCTATGAGAAGTTACATCCTATATTTGAAGAACTGGTGGATTTGGCTTGTAGTCAAATTGAATCTATTAGAAACGATAATAATTCGGAAGAGCCAATCGCTTTTGATATGGATACGGTTCTTGATCAGCTTGAAGATTATGGAAAATACAAAGGTGTAGGAGTTTTGAAAGAGGAACAGTTTGAAAATTACATTCCTGTATCGGTTGCAAAGCAGATTGTAAAAGGTAGGGGACTTGGTGGAGTTCTGGGATATTTAATGGAGGAAAAATAATGGCAAAAGAGTTAATTTGGGTAGAAGCGGAATTGGTTCCGAAGATTGAGATTATTCAAGATATTTTGAAATTAAAAGGAGAAGATATCAGTAAGGCGATTGATAAACTGGCAAATAACACGAGTTGTATAACGACAGATAGTATTGACACTTCATTACTTGAAATCAAACTACATGCTGCGAAGGTCAGGGATACATATAAGGAACTTGTGGATAAAGAAATTGAAGAGACAGGTAAATTATGGGAAGACTGTGATGGCCGTATATACGAAAGTAGGACAAAAATCAAGCAAGTGGAGAATAGTTTTAGAGAACTATCAAACAGTATTAAATCATGTGCTGATAATTTAGATAGATGGGACATGAATAAGTTTTCAGAGGCTATGGATTTAATTGATAGATTTAAGGGGTATTCAAATAAGGAAAAGGAATTGTTAAAGGAATTATTGAAAGCCAATTAAACACGTCTTTCATCTTATTATCAGGAAGGAGAAATATGAATTTACTAGATAAATATAGTTGTATACTATGTAAATACAAAAAAGAGGACAGAAATACTTGTCTATACCATGATAAATGTAATTCTTTATCCAATATTTATTATGGCAAAGTTATAAAATATTTTCCGTTTAGACAATTACATAATTTGTTTTCTGATATCAGATACAAAAGATATGAAAAAGATTGTCAAGCCATGGATAAAAAGTATGGTGATTATGCTTTAGAAGATGATGATTTTAAATTTATTTGGGGAATAAAGTCATGGGATGATTTAAGTGGCAGAGACTGTAATATGCAAACAATGAATGATATTGATATTACATATGTAAAAGAGACAAAGGAATATATGTTAGGAATTGAAACGGCGTATATGTTTGAGTCAAAAAGTGATGAATGTAAATACTTAAGAGATTGCTTAAATGCATTTACCAAGTATATGGATGATAATAATTTTAGAACAAATGAACCATATATGTTGTTTATGAGTAATCCTTGTACAAGTATGTCAGCAAAAACAATTGAAGAATTATATACATATTTTAAAATTTTTGTTGAAGGATTTTGTGCGATAAATAAATCATAAAATGAAATAACTTAAAACTTCGATTTCCTTGGAGATATAAAAGTGGAGGTGAAATAAATTATGATTCAAGATGCTTTAAAGCTTATTGAAGAAAAAGAGAATTTGAAGGTTAAGTTGGAGACTGTCGGAAATAAATTAAAAGACGCGGTCAATGATTTAGATCTCAATGCATTAGACAATTATGACTATGAAACAATAAGGGATTTGTATGCTCAGATTCAATATTTAATTGATGATGAGGTGAGGAAAAAGTTATCTGACGTTGTTGCTGCCAAGAAGATTTTGAAATACCCACAACTATTGAAGCCTACATACTATCCGGAAATTAACAAATTAAATATTTCAGATGAAGAGAAATTAAGGTTAGACAAAGCAGCTTATATGAATACCAGATATTATATGAGTTGGGATAACCTTGATAGGCTCGAATATAAATTGTCAATTCAAGATTTAGAGCTTCTGATATCTATTGGCATCGTAGAAAGGAAATACACTTTCAGGTGTAGAGAGTATTGAGGAAATGTTTGAAGAATGGTTTGAAGAAGAATCTCACGATTTCAAAGATGGGGAATACGGTAAAGAGGTCGCATTTTACGATGAAGTTGGTGAAAAATTGTTTGTTGAAATTTCATCAGTTAGAGAACTATTAAGTATGATTACCTCAATCAGAGTGATTAAATGTGATACCGAGATTATGAGTTAAGACATAAAATTCCTGATTCATCAGGAAAAATTTGAGGAGGTGATTATTGTAGTAAAGATTATAGAAACAAATTTGAGTATGAGCAACACTGGCATTATTAAAGACCATCAATCAAGAATCGTAGAAGCAAATAGCTGGAAAGACTACACAGATGCATTTGATAATTATGATGGCAGATCAGTAGAATTCAAGTCGTTGACCAGTATGATTGGTAACACCCTTCCAAGAGAAGAACATATTTATAATCTTGAATATGACGACTTTCATTTGTCTTGTAATTTATCGAATGGAATGTTTGGTACTAAAAAGTTGGCTTATTTAATTCAGTAACATCCATCAAATTGGTTTGGCGGCTAATGAGATGGCAATAAGTTTAGTTACATAAATTCAAATCAATAAATTTCCCAATATTTTATAACTGAACAGAGAATATCTGTATGGGTGCTGAAATAGCTCACCCTTGGTAGAGTTCGCCCATAAATAGCTATTTTGATATAGATTTTCATATAGAGTGATTTTCTATGTTCCACTTGGAGACAGGTGTTCATGTTATAGATGTTTTTATATTTTACATATTAAACATACAAAAATTTTAATTAACGGAGGTAGTTTATTTAATGAAAGAATTAAAAAATGTAGTAACAGTAACAGGTGAATTAGTAAAAAACAACATTGAAGAATTTCAGACTAAAAAGGGGGAAGATGCAATTGGGGGAAGTCTTGTGTTGAGAACTTCTGATGGCAGTGAGCATGAGATTAACTTCTTCGCTTATAAGTTCAAGAAAGATGAGAACAAAAATTTCACATCAGAGGAAAGCTATTTTTATAAGCAGTATAGTGACGCAAGAGAAAATCTCAAAGACATTGAACACTGTTCAGAGGGAGAGAAACCGGCAATTGTATCCATTACAGATGGTTCATTTAGAGTAAATGACTTTAAAGGAAACGATGGAAGAGTAGTATCAACTAACAGGATTTCAGCGCGATTTATTAATAAAATTGAACCCAAAGACTATGATTCAACAGTATTAGAATCAAAGTTTGAGGTTGAAGGAGTGGTTGAGTCAATTAAAGATGAGATTATTAAAGATGTCCCAACTGGTAATTTAGTTGTAAACATGATGGGGATCGGTCAGACCGCTGACAGTTTTGGTAAAGATGCGGTTTATACAGCCGATCATTTAATCCCAATTAAAATGACGGTTGACAAAGCTATGGCTGCTCCGTTCAGAAGTGCTGGTTATTATGATGGTTGTTATACCAAGTTTGTTGGAACTGTGATTAATTCAGTTGAAACAGAAGAACAGATTGAAAAGGTTGCTTTCGGTGATGATATTAAGCACTTAGTAAAAACCTATGTACGAAAGAACGAAATTAAGTCTGGAACAATGCCGAGCACAATTTTTGAACATGAACTTACACAAGAAATTGTAGATGCTTTGAGAGCAAAGAGAAAAGCTACTATTGCTGAAATTGCTAGTGGTCAGTCAAAGCAGGAAGAATTACCTTTCAAGCCAGATACATCTACACCAGCTCCTCAGACTACATACAATCCATTTGCTCAGCATTAATACAAGGATTAACACATTTTAACCCTATCTGAAAATCCAGATAGGGATTACCTAATAAAACATAATGAGAAGATAAAGGAGAATTTATTCTATATGTATATTAATTTAAATGATTTAACTCCAAATAAAGTTTCTATTAATTTGAATCAGTATTCAATGATTTGGATGGGAGATACTGGAATTGGAAAAACAACTACAATGATGAATTTCTTGAAGGAATTAGCACCTGAAAAAGAACCTTTTTTCTTAGAGTTTGAAGATAGATATCAAAATATCCCTGGAATTATGGCTGTTAAGATAGATACCATGTCAGATTTTAAGTCAGTCATTGGTCAGCTTAGAAATCCAGCATTCAGAGAAAAATTTTCATGTATTATCGTTGATACGCTCGACAAATATGAAGAATTTTGTGAGAGATATGTTCTTGAAAATAGAGATGCTGAAATTCTTAAAGACGTAGGTGGATTTGGTGAAGGTTCACTCCGTTTTAAAAGTGCTTTAAGAAATATTGGAGTCATTCAGAGTCTGGGTTACACGGTTCATTCAATTGCTCAATCTTCGCACAGTAAAGATTTTGATACTAAAAAAGAAAGTGATTCGCTGAAACTTAATAAAAATACCTTTTCCTATTGCAGAGAATCGGCTTATTTAGTGGGATATATGTTTGCTGACAATAAAGGTGAAAGATATATTACATTTAAGAAAAATGACAAATATCCTGATTTAAAAGATACATTTGGATTACCTGAAAAGATTAATGTAAAAGAATTAAAAACTGTATGGACAAAGGCTGTAGAAGATCTTGGTGGCGATTTTACGACGAAAGAAAAGACTATTGACAAGAAACCAGTGGTGGAAAACTTTGAAGAGGTCAAAGCTAAAGGAGTTGAATTAGGTAGCTTGTTATTCTCAAATGGACACGCTGCTGAAGCTACTGCTGTTTTACAAAAGAATCTTGGGTTAGATGACAATGGTAACGTAAAAATGTTTGACTCATTAAGAGACAGTCAGCTTGATCTTACAAAAGTCATTGTAATGGAGCTTCAGGAATTAGTAGAAAAATTCGCAGTCAAATAATGATGGGGAGGATTAATCCTCCTCGCTTATTAAATAGGGTGGTGAATAATGGCTAGACTAGCAACATGTAAAGGGTGTGGTAAATCACTTCAACCTGATGAAAAACATATGCATAATTCAAAATCATACTGTTCTGATTGTTATTCGTCCATAAAAAGGTATTCAGAAGAATATAAAAGTTTAATAGAATTTATATGTGTGAATTTTGAGTTGGATAAGCCCACTGGAATAATGTTTAAGCAAATTAAAGAATTAAAGGATGAATTTAATTATTCCTATGCTGCTATGACTTATACATTGTGGTATTGCAAAGAGATTTTAAATAAAACTCTTGATAAGAAATACGGTATGGCACTAATAAAATATTACTACGATGAAGCTAGAGAATATTACGAACAGCAAGAACGTTTAAAAAATCAAGTTGCTAAATTAGAAAATACAACGGTTATTACTAGAAGAATAAAGCAGTCAAATTCTAAAAAGAACAATAGCGTTTCATTAATAAATTTAGAAAAATATTGAATGGAGGTGAGATAAATAGTTTTCAATCAACAAGTAGACAAAAAAGCAATTTTCTTATTATTCGGTTGTTATTGTATAAATCCTAGATTGATATTAGACGAAAAGCTATCTACTAATGAAAATGATTACCCGGAAAATTTTCATAAAATGATTTGGGGAGCAATAGCTAATATTGCGAAAAAAGGAAACGTAGAGAAAATAACATCTCTTGATATAGAAAATGAAGTGTCAATTTTTGAATCAGCTTCTTTGTTATGGAAAAATAATAATGGTTGGGAATATATAGAGGAAGCCATTAATATGGCATCTGACAAATTAATGAATGTCGGAAGATATTATGATGATGTAAGAAAATACTCTATAGTCAGAAATGCATCTGAATCATTAAAATTAGATGTTGGTTTTATTTATGATGAAACTGATGATATCAAGATGGAGGAATTCAATAACCTTACGAGCAGTGATGTACTTAATGCAATCAATAATAGATTCTTGGATTTCAAATCATTATGGAAAAATGCTTTTGGTGATAATTTTTCTTTTCATGTTGGTGATGGTATAAAAAACAGATTAGAAGAGCATAAGCGACAAGAAAATGTTTATGGTTATCCGTTTCAATCAGGCTATCTCACTACAATTTTTAAAGGAATGCGAGAGAAGAAATTTATTATAAGAAGTTCCATTTCAGGTGGATCTAAAAGTAGAAATGCAATGGCAGATGCATGTAATATGGCTTGTGATAGAATTTACGACTGGAATAAACATGAATGGAAACCAACGGGACAGAAGCAGCCAGTTCTATTTATTTCTACCGAGTTGACAAAAGAAGAAATTCAAGATTGTTTACTGGCTCATATAAGCGGAATAGAACAAGATAGGATTGAAGAATGGAGAGATATTGGTGAAGAGGAAGAATATGTATTACGTCTTGCCGCAGAATATGTAGCCGAATCATTACTATATGGCGAGTATATGCCAGATTTTACAATTGATACTATAAGTGAAACTATTGAAAAGTATGTAATAAATTTCAACATTATCGCTTGCTTTTTCGATTATATCAATGATTCACCATCTTTGTATGCTTATTATTATGAAAAGACTAAGTCAAGATTAAGAACAGATCAAATATTATTTCTATTTAGCAATTCACTAAAGCTCGTATGTAATAAATATAACATATATCTTGGTTCATCTACTCAGTTGAACGATTCCTATAAAGATGATGCAAATAAAGATGCCGGTGCATTAAAAGGTTCGAAAGCTATTATAGAAAAGGCAGATGGTGGAATTTTAGCATTACCAGTGACACATAAGGACATAAAAAAGTTAAAACCAATCTTAGAATCAGAAGGAAGATTTGGAACGTTGATACCTAATATGTCATATTACATATTTAAAAATCGTGGTGGTAAATGGAAGACCGTAATTGTGTGGACAAAGATAAATTTAGGTACTATGCGAGAGGTGGATTGTTTTGTAACTGATTACAATTTTGAAATTATTACTGATATAGAAAGAACCGTAATTGATTTTGAATTAGACGATGTAGGAAAT